AGTACGCGCACGAAAAACCGTTTCATGTTCATACACTGTGCTTTGTAAAGGATAAGCACCGTAAAGCGCCTGCCACTTTACTTCATCAACAACTGTTGTGACTGTCGGAGTCGGAGTTAAACGGCGTGCACGGACACTACAACGCCCCTGAAACGTGACCATATCAAGTGTTGCACCAACGGTCTGACGTGACTTTGCCGAACCTTTCAAAATGATCTGCTTCAGCATCGGATTACCAATCGCTGCACCAGATTCATTTACCGGTGTTACTTCAACTTCAATCGTGACATTAACAGCGGCCTGATTCCCACCTGAAGAAACGGTATAAAGTCCATTGGTGGCCACAAAATTACACAGCACCCGGCTACGTTCAACATTGTCCAGAATGAATGGACCAATCCATTTTTCACCTATTGAACTGATCTTTGGTGACAAAGCTGCAGTTTGTTGGTTATTTAACTCTTTAAGCTTTAACCAGTTAGCATTAACGGCCGCCGGATTTGATAACGTCATACGGTCATCAGCTACCGATAGAACGCTATAAGTACCATTTAAATCAAAAGTCTGGCCATTAAACGTGAATGAGGCATTGGTGATTTCTACGCGGTCATTACTTACAAACTTAGTGGTTAAATCTGTGTTGTTTGCCGTTGCCCGAAGAATCTCGTTTGGATATGCAAAATGAAGGTAGTTCGTACCTTCTAAAGATTGTGTATCAGCAGGACGTAAAACTTGGCCATTAACAGAAGTTTGATGCTGAACCGTTAGTGGCGGCGTGGTAATTTCGGTACCAAGCGAGAAATATGGCTCACCTGAAACAATATCTACACCTGGTCGAAAGACTTCTACCGATGCGCCAGCAATATCGACAATATTGGTTTCACCGTCATAAGCTCCATTGATTTTATAGTGTCCACGCCCAATACAGCCCACTACATGCTCAACTTCAACGTTGTTTTCATATACCTTGTAAGGTACTGCGATTAGGTCGGGAGTATTCCACCCAGCTCCATAGTTATCAGCAATACGACCATTCACCCGGATCTTGTTTTCCCGGTTAGAAAGTTCATTGTTTGCTGAAGAAGACTGGTTAGTATTTTGAGTCGTTTGTGCTATTGATGGCGTTGGCATTAAAAATGCGATCGCAATACTAATCACAATCGAAACAATAGCCGCGACCCATTTAGGGTTCTCAACTACGATAAAAGTGCCCGGTAAGAAATCAAGCTGCTTTAAGTCATATGCATTCTTTGGTGTGACTTCATTCGCAAATGAAATTTCGGCATGATCCATATTGCTTGTAGTATGAAAGATACGCACATGTTCAGGCATATGTTCATATTTTGAAGTGAGCCATTGCCCAATGGTTTGAGCCTGTTCAATTGTCTTTTCTTCAGACAAAGCGTCTTTTTTATAAATAACTTTAATCATAATAACTGACCCGATTAAACCCCATTCCCATCACAACCTCTTCAGGCAAATAAGTGACTCCGCTTTCCATGAGGTGAAGAATCTTTTGCCCACGAAAAAGCCCCACATGCGGGGGCTTATTTCTTTGTCTCGGATGGAAGGCGACTATGCAGCCTTCCTTGGGCATGGGTAGCGGATTTAAAAGTTTTAACCGTGAAGATAAAAAAGTAATTTTGCCCTTAGGCTGCATAAAGAGTTCAAGCGCTTCCGCCCGATCTATGCCGTATAGGTCCATTGCAGCTTCATGAACAAAGTGAACACAGTTGTAGTGTTCGTCATCGTATTGCTTATCAAGCAAATGATCATGACTTTTCATATAGCCCCCTTCAAACCACTAAAGCGATCCAGTGCAAAAATGTCCCCAGTTTTAGTGGTATTTAATCGTGGTGATTCAGCCTTGAATGTCACAGCTTTATGGTTCATGGCGACACTTGAGAGTTGTAGTCCGAGTAAATAAAACATTGGAGAATTCAGATTGTCTGAACTGTAAATCCGGTAATTTACTGTTGGCTTTACATCGGGATATTGGCCTTCGATTACCCGTTCAAACTCATCCGGCATTACATCACCTAAACCAGATATAGAGACTGTTAATGTCTGGTCCAGATCACCCAGCATTCCGGATCTTTGAATAGATGCTGGCAAAAATTCATAATAGACCTGACCGGATCCCTCCTTATGTTGAACATAAACACCTCGGTCATCATTACGGACTATTCGGTATGTATTCATAAAAGAAGGATGAGAAAGCTCAATACACTCCAATTGATAGACATCAACTTTCCGATTGAAAAAGAATTTGGCATATTCGTTATCCATTAGACCTCCCAATCCTTAATCAAAGCGATATCGGCAGTAAGGTTAGGCTGGTTTTGAACAACTTCGAGCTGTGCATTTACCCGGTAAAGGTTGCCATTCACTTCATTGGTCTTGAACGAGTTTGGAATGAAATTGCATAGATATTGCTGACGAGCTCCCTGATCAATCACCAGATCCGCATAAAATGAGGCTGGCTTATTCTGGTAGACCCGCCAGAACGCCATCATTTTATTGAAATCGGTTTTACTTAAATTCCAGTTCACATCAACAATGTGGCTATTACGTTTTACATCGATGTAATAGCGACCACGACCGCCGTCCATCTGCTGACGTTTCACATCATCACCCGGTGTTACGCCATAGCCGCTGGTCTGAGGATTTAGCTTTAACTTGTACATAACTTTCCTTCAGGTAATAAAAAAACCCGCTTTCGCGGGTTCTTTTATTAAAGTTAACTTGATTAATTTTTAGAAATTAATAGATATTACTTTTGAATATAAATACAAAAACATCACTTAAAATTAAATTTATTTATTAACAACCTAGCGCTTCTAATTGCTCTAAAACAATTATTGCTGCACTATCTGCTGTATCAAAATCAACTAGCTCATAATAAAAAACACAACATGCTCCAACCATTTGTTCTGGACGTAACCGCGGAACTTTACCTACATTTTCACGCTGTATCCGCATAAACTCTGGACTCAATTTTCCAATTAATTTATCAAGAATACTAGTTTGCCATTCAATGTCCTGCTCTGTTGTTTTCCAGGTATCTAAATCTAGGATTGGAAAACCGGATTGTTCAAATATACAATTAACAAAAACTGAACATGTAAGGCTATCACCTACCGTATTAGGGGTACTTAGAAAATCACCTCCTGAGATCCTAGATCCACCAAAATTTACGATTCCATAAGGAGCAGGAAAATAGAAAACTTCATTATTATTCAAATCTTTATTATGAGAAATTTGTTCAAGTTCATTAATTATATGTACAAGAGTTCTTTCTGGAATTTTTTCTAAATCAAACCAGTACATAGCATAACCGTCAGAGTCATTACGTCTTTGAAAAAAATAGGTTTCATGCCAGCCAAAATGAGCTAGTACTAATTTATTATCTTCAATAAATACAAAACCAGTATGATTTTGTTCTGATGTTACCTTTTTAATTATGACTCCAAGTTGTGAGTCTTTGGGTTTATAATTAATGTCTTTAATGAGTTGAAATTTTGCATTCATTATAAAAGCTTACTCACAACTAAAATTTATATATTTAAACCGCGATCTAAGCCATACATCTCACGTTTTGGGTTTAATCCCTCATTTATAACAACGTTCTGAGTATATAAATACATTTCTTTCCACAATGAAATTTGATTTTTATAAACATTTGTTGAGCGTAATAAAGCTATGAGAGACCATGAAGTTAAACTACTTTTATTTAACTCTTGAAAAAAATTATTTAAAAACTTAAGGTCTTCAACTTGTACAGCTTGATGCATTAATACTGTCATATATGCAGAAGCCTCTCTTCCTCTATTAGTTGCTTCTAATTTATATATTTCAAAATAATGTTTTTTATCCCACCAAAAACTATTTTTAGAATCTTTAAATATCTCAGGTGAAATAATATTATCTTTACTATCAAGTCTAAGATCATATGATTGAAAAGAACCAATGACACATAAGCATAAAAAAAACGCAAGAAAATCTGATTGATTATTTAGAAAGCTTTTAAAAAAAACACGCATTGATTCAGTATGATCAATGAAATTTTCAACGCTTTTATTTACGCGATTAGCAACTCCATTATAATTAGAAACTACAGTTGTACTACGATTTATAGAATTTAGTGTATTACTCGAAAAAGAAGGTAAACTTAATGAGCTTGAATAGGTATCAACTAACATAAGTACCTCCATTTCTTATTAATTTTTTTACTGAATCTTGTAATAATGGAATGAATTTTAAGAAATCTAATTCAGATCTATGAGAAGCATCTGTATTAACATCTATATTCATTAGAATATTTTTTTGCACTTTAGCCTTGGGAATTCCTATATTAGGATCAATCACCAATGACATTTTCTGACCATTAGAATACTGAACAACCTGATTAATTTTAATATTGTCAATAAAATATGATTTATTAGTTCTATAACTAATTTCTTCTAAATCCTCCTGCATGTTATTTAAATAAGAAACATTACTTCTTAACAAATCACAACCTATTTTTTCATTATCAACAGGTATACTAAGCTCAACAACATTACCAATACGAATAATCTTTTCATTGAGCTGATCAAAAAATACGCTAATTTTTTCGTAAAAAAAATCTACCTCTTTGATTATTTCATTGAAAGTATAAAAATTTTCATCTCTTTCAAATACTAATTGTAAATCAATTAAGCTTTGATCTTTTAAATAAACCAAATTAAATTGCTTATTACTATCAAGATTAGTAATTTCAACATATTGAATCAAACGTCCATTTTCTTCCGATTGGGTCATTTCATTAGAAATTTCAAGCCCAGTTATATTTTTCGACCATTCTTTTTTCTTAAAATTAATTTCTCCGTTAAAGAATAATACAGTACGGATACTATCAATTTGCCATTTAAATTCAGTCATGGTATGCCTAATATGATTTATATAGAATTAATCAAGGTTTGTTATACAAGTCTATTGAACAAATATATGCAATTATTACGGATGAATACACATATTTGAGGAGACTATAATCTTTATAGTTAACACTAGATTTAATTTTCCCAAGGCTATACACTCCAGAGACGAAAACACCTTCTTACTAATTAATAAGAAGGTCTCTTAGCGCGAATATTACGTTGAAATTACTACCGAAGTCAATATCGTAGTTCCGATAAGTAGTCAAGCCAGAAACTTTCATAATCTGTCTAATTCTATTACTTTAGAAAAACTACACGCCAAATAACGTCGTCTTGATAAACGTTTAAATATCTTAAATATATGAAACAAAGTGTATCGAAAGTCAGAAACACTTTGTACATATCGTTAGAAAGCAAGTCGAATACAGCGTATAGGTAGTGAAATGCCCCCCCGTTCGGCGGCCTCACATAGTTAACGGTTACGCCTTACAGTGGTATTCTCAGTCAAAGATCGACTAATAGTTGAGTTTGGATTACCAATTTGATCACTTACAAGCTTCGGTACCGTTCTTGGAAGCTGCTTATCCATTTCATCTTTAACAATGATCCGGACTGTTTGCTCATCCAGTTGTTCGGCTTCAACTGTCGCCCCACTCACCTGATTAATCACTTCAATTTTGAAATTGATTATCGATGAAGCTGGCTCAATTGAAGGCTTAATCTCAGCTTGAGGGCGTGAAGCACGTCCTGAAGTAAAGTCCTGAACATCATCCAGATTTGAGCGATCCAGAACTAAACCATTGGATGAGAAGTAGACCTTGCCATCGTGGTATAGATCAGAACTGGCCGAAGAAGAAGCGATAGGTACGCTTCTATTACCCTTATAAATAATCTGAGAATCTTGAACCGGTTGATTAAAGATGTCAGCTTGCTTTTGGCTTTCTATAAAGGCACTAGAGCTCATCATTGCACGGCGCATGACACTATCAGCTGAAGCATTGTTATTGAGAAAAGCTTCAGGGTTTGCACTCTTACGCATTTTCTCAACTAAACCAACTCCCCCCCATCTTTTAATGTCTTCTTGAGACCATACAATCTCGCCTTTGTGCACAGCTCCAGCAACTTCATATTTCCCACCTCGACCCGTGTAACCACCTTCAGCAAAGCCTTGATCTTTGATTGCCCGGATGTTTGCAATAATGCTAGCCCCTTGAGCAACTGCCCCAGCAATCAACGGTAAGTTAAGAGGAAAACCAGCTTTTGAAGCTGCTGCAATATTTTGCTGAATCGCAATACCAGCAGCTGCAATCGCATAAGCTTTATCTGCAGCGAACATGATTTTGTAAGCTTTAGATTGCTCTCCAAACATTGAACCAAACATAGATGTAAGAGAACCCATCATTTGGCCACCAAATGCAATTTGGGTGTTCAAACGATCTTGCTGATATTTATCTTCAATATCCTGAGCATTCTGAGCATATTCGGCAGCAATCTGATTGCGTTGGTCCTGAGCAGCTTGAATGATTGCTGTTTTCTGGTTTTCGAAATCCTGCTGCTTAATTAGTCCAGCTTCGAATTGAGCATTCAAACCATCTAAAGAGTTTTGCTCATTCAGGTCGGTAGCAGCAAATTGACTATCTGCTAAATCATTTGCAGCATTTAAACGGCTAAATCGTTCCTGATCCTGTCTGAAAAATTCTCCGGTACCATTCATATCCGCTTGGATACCACCCCAGTTTTGAGCAGCATTATTCACTTTATCGCGTGTCTCTTTATCCTGATTGGCTTTAGATAATGCGATTAGCTTTTGCCGCTCTTCTATAGAAAGCTTGGTATTCTTAAGAATTTCCTCCCGTTCGAGTCTGTAACGTTCCTGCATGGCTTGCGTTTCAGAAAGCAGAGATAAACGGGCTTGAAACAACCGCTGTTCCTGAGCTAGTTTTAATAACCCTAACTCTTGCTGTTTTTGCTGTTCCAGCAATTCAACAGCTTGCTTCTGCTCAAACTTACTTAATTCAAGGTCATGAGCTGCATTGAACTTTTTACGGTTAAAGGACTCTTCTAGTAACTGTTCCTCGGTTTTCTGGAACTCCTTATAGTCTTCCAATTTCGTTCTAAGGGCTTGTTTGGCTATAGCAATATCATTATCTGCACGACGATTTATTTCCGCCTTTATTTCTGCAGTACGTTCCGGGCTAAAGTTTGCTTTATCAACATCCTCCAGTCTTGCCTTTCTATTATTGTTAATCCGTCCGACTTCACTAGCCACCTCATTTTCAAGTGACCGTTGCAAATCCTGTTGACGTTCAAGTTGAGATTGAATATCACCAGCTGCTTTATCACTTCCTTTACTTGCACCACCTTTCACCTTGCTCTGCATCTTGGGAGATTGATGTAGAAGCTTAAGAGACACTCCATCCTCAAAGATCACTTCACTGACATAACCACCTCCCTTGCTGTCATACCATGTCTTGATATCTTTCACAGCAACATTGGTCGTGATTGGTGTTCCTTCAGGCATTGAAAAATCAATACCTTTATGAAATGAAGAAGCCCCTTTAGTTGGGGCTTTTCGTGGACCATAATTAGAACTGATCTTGTAGGAAGTTAAAGGTTTTCCTCCCGCCTGTAATCGAGCCAGATGTTCATTAGAAACTTTCTGACCTGACAATGAGCCACCATATCGGACGTCAAGATGTGGACCAGTACCAATACCGGATTGACCGGAAATACCGACCAAGCGTTTAGTAAGTTTTGCTTGTTTTTCAATTTCCTGCGTCTGCTTTCTTTTAGCTTCAGTTAATTTATCTTCTCGCTCCTGTTGTTCTTCGATGATCTTGAGATTTCTAAGTGCGCTATCAATTTCATCTTTAGACAAAATTGCACTCATTCCTTTAGCTTTTTGCAGTTCTAAAATGGCATTAGCTTGAGCAACAGTGTAACCTTTATCAAGCCAACCTGATTTATAGATTGAATCAATAACGCTATCTTTTTGCTTGGCTTGATAATCTTGCAAAGCCTTAGTTGCCTTTTCTGCTTCAGTAGCAGTATTTCCTAAAGCATCCGCTTGTTTTTGATGCTGAATTGCCGCATTTTGTGCTTCATTACCTCCAAGTTTCACTTCAACTCTTAATAATTTAAGTTTCTCAGCTGATAAACTTGCTTTAGATGCATTGTCATCATACTGCGCAGCCTGTTTTTTCAGATTTTCATATAGATCTGTAGGCAACTTAATTTTATTTAGACGTTCAATGGCTTCTGTATAGCTGATAGTTCCAGTTCTCGCTTCTTGGGAAATTTTTTCAACCTCCCTATTTCCTCGTGCATAGTTCTCGATATCAATTAATGCAGACCCTACAGCACGCGATGATTTCTCTAATGCTTTATTTTGTGCATTAAAAGCAGTAGTTAAATCATTAACTGCTTTAGCCTTATCATTGCCAGTTAATTTTTTTAACTCCTCATCAGCTTTCTCAGCAACTTTAGCTTGTTCAGCAAGCTTTTGCTTTGCCTCCTCTGCCTTATTATTAAAATAAGAATAGGCTGCCGCTAATCCCATTACTCCTAATGTTGCAACTCCAGCCCACCCACCAATTAATCCAAACGCCCCTTTAGCTAGTCTCCCTGCAATTGAAGTTGCAGTATTTAGCTTAATTTGAGCTGCTGTTTGTGCATTTGTAGCAGCAGTTACTGCTGCCTGTGCTTGTGCGTATCGAGTTGCTGCCGCTGTTGCGCCAAATTTAGCTTGGGTTTCTGCATTTGTTGCTCGCACATTCGCGAGATGAGCTTTTGCTGCATTCAAAGCAGCGGTAGCTTCTGCATATTCTGCTTGAGCATTTAATACAGATGCTTGGCGGCTCGCTAAAGTTGAAGCCATTCCCTCTTTAATAGCAGCGCTCTTCATCAAAATTGCACGAGTGATATATCCAATACCAACTACTAAAGCCCCATCAGCAATTAAATCTAAATTACTTGCAAGAGTTTGAACTGATCCAGCTAATACCTGTGCCGCACCACTTCCCTTACCTGCTTCGCCAACAAATTTTGTGATCTCGTTGTTTAGGAGTGTGAGAGACTGCCCGATTGTGATATCTGTTTTAGCAAAAAGAGCATCAACATCAGATTCTACATTTCTAAGCGCTTTTACAATTTCTTGTGAAGTAATTTTTCCTTCAGCTGCTACTGAACGTAATTCACCTACTGTAATACCCATACCTTTAGCAATAGCCTTTGCTAGTGCTGGGGTTTGCTCCATAACGGAGTTAAGTTCTTCACCACGTAATGTGCCGCTTGCTAAAGCCTGCCCAAATTGGACTAAAGCTGCATCCGCCGCTTCTGCGCTTGCTCCACTAATAGCCACTGCTTTTGACACTGTTTCAGTCAAACGAGCAGTATCGTCCATGGTTAAATTCAGTGTTTTAGCATTGTCACTAAAACGTTGGTACACCTGTAAAACAGAATCCCAAGCTGAATAGGTTTTTTGAGCAATTCGGAAAGTGTCTTCCGTTGCTTTATTTAGTTCAACTTGATTATTAGTGACCAGCTTAAGGCGGTTTTGTAGTCCAGTATATGTATCCATCTTTGAAATAGCAGAACTTACTGTTACTAGCCCAGCCATATACCCAGCTAGTGCACGAGTTGCTACAGACATCCTGTCCATAGATTTTGAGGCGAAATCCCCTTTTTTAGTGATGCTATCCAATTCAACAGATAAGTCTTGTGCAGTGCGTTTCGCACGTTCCGAATCAATAACAATTACTAAGCGAGCTTCTTGAGCCATTTGACTTTCCTCTAGGCAATAAAAAACCGCCATAAACGGCGGCAATAAATCGAGACTTAATTAGGCAATACTTTTTGACTTTTCCAAGATCCATGAAGTTATTTCAGCCCCTAGATCTCCATACATTAATAATTGATAAGCTGATTTTGGCGAATAACGCGTTTCTTTTTCACCAGCTATTCCTGTTTTTGAAAGTTCAATATTTTCCCAATCCTGTATAAGATGATTTGCGATAATTTTTGCAAACTCTTGAGCTGATCGCATGGCACTCATTCTAAAAATACTTTTTTTGGTACAAAGCATTTTATAGGCCTTATCAAATTCAGGATCAGAAAAAGGCTTAATCCTGAAACATCCAAAAGCTTGATCATTTTTCTTAAAAACAAACCATTTAGATTTATCTATCATATTTACTTCCAAAATTTCGGCAATAAAAAAGGGCTGGATTTAAAATCCACCCCCATAGGTTTTACTGGTTTCATGATTTAGCTCATTATTCAAATAAGCGTTGCAACGGCTTGCCCTTTCGGATTTCAAATCTAATAGGGTTAAATTCAAACCAGCTTTAGTTGTGGTGATAACTCGTTTTCCAGTTTATTCAACTCATTTTCGAATACTGGCTTATCATCCTGCCAATAGCGCATATTGCGTGCTGAACAGCTCACCTGTTCTTTTCTAGTTTTATATTCGAGACACATTTGATTGTATCTAGCCCACTTGGATTGAAAAGTTTGAGTGAGCTGCTGCGCCATCCAATTAAAGGCCTCAATGAATTGCTCTTTGATCAAATCTGCCTTTTCACCAGTAAAACCCATAACCAAAAACATCCAGCCATCTTTAGTCATACGATAAAACTTTCGTGGCTTACCGTTCTGTAACTCATTGTTTTCATAGCAAAGCTCAAAATTGAGTTTTCTAAAACTTTCAGAACAGCGTAATTTTTCAATGTCCCTAATAACATTCTTATGCAATTTATCAAACGCTTCTGCCACGGCGTAACTGGTAGTTTTAACTTCGCCGTTTTCCTGTGTAACAACAGCTCTTAAGTTTAATACTGACATCATATTCATAATATGAACTCCGACTGCTCATAATAAAAAGACACTGGCGGGAAGAAGTATGAACAGTCAAAACGACCATCTTCCTTTCGGGAGCTACCCTAGCCAGTGGTAAAGCAAAATTGTGCTGCACCTAAAAAACATCAATTTTTTTGCTCTATAACTTCTCAGGCACTAAAAAAGCCGACTTTGTTAAGGTCGGCTTCGCTAAAAAAATAGTAAATCTTGTCAAGGGGGATGAAAAGATTCACAAGGTGTATGGTGTCAACAGAGAATGGATGAATAATCGGCAACAAAAAACCCACTCGATGAGTGGGTTTTGTTAAGTTGATTTTATTAGTGACGAATCAGACTACCAACCACCAGAAATTCGCAAAGCACCAGCTAGCATTCCCGCTTCCATCAATGGATGAAACCAACGGTCGCTATAATGTTGATTGCCTGTTGTATAGCTTATAGTTTTTAAGTCATCACTAATGATTTTTCTATTAAGAGGTCCTCTTAAATCCATTGCCCGAGTAAGTTTTAGAACTGCAATATTAGTTTTAAAAGCATATTCAGCTAAGTGGTGTCCTTGCTCGTTATCAAGCATATGTACTGCTCGATAGATTCGACTGGTAACAAAGTTTTGGGTAATAATTGCATCAATCAGGCTCTTGAGGAGTTTGAATTGATCTTCATCAAACAATGAACCTTGCCCTTTCTTCTCTGCACTACTGTACATAGCAATCAAATGATGAACATATTCAACCGCTACAGGAATCATGTCATATGGGATTTCATCAATATGATTTGTCCCAAAACGTTGATTAATGATTTTCCATGCATCACTCGAATTTAGGTGTTTAGTCTTAGCCACAAGTAAAGCATGAGCATCATGTAATGGTGTGCGTTCAGATTTATGGGTTTTAGGACGCGGATTAGAGGCCTGCCCTTTTATCCAATAATCCCACAAAACATCATCACACTCTTCTTGATACTTAATTACAGTATCTCGAAGCTCGGGTTTTACTTTATTTGGACTGATTGTCATTAACCAACCAAACAACTTTTTAAGTGGTAAGCACAGCATTTTGTACTGTTTACCATCTTTACCAGTTGTGGGGATTTCCCCCACAACTGAATTAAACCTTTGTTTTATCTTAATTAACTGCGTCTTCCAATCTAATCCTATATTTTCAACTATTGGACGCATTGCAGTATAGGGTTGCCCATTATGCTCAACTAAAAGTAATTCAGTGTTATGGAAAGGGACTGTGATTTGGGTTAAACTATTTAAAGTCATATTTATTTCCTTAATGTTGACTTCAATCAAGCCCTGTCCGCCAAGATCACGGGCTTTTTTGTTGTCTATTGATTTCATGCTTTCGCACTCTCTCGCGTTAGTTTCTTTTTAAGCTCTTCAAAATGTCTTACTAAGTAGTTATTCAGAGAGCGCCCTTCTTTCTTTGCCTGCTCTAACAAAAACTCTTTTAGTTCCTCAGGCATCCGCGTATTCATTTGTACAACATTCATATTTTCTCCTTTATAGTCTCACATCAAATGTTAGCGTTTTGCTATGTTAGCAATATGCTAATATTGCTGTCAATATTTTTTGATAGCATAATGCTAACAATCTTCAATTTAGTTGTAACATAATGGCTGATATTCAATTTAATCTACGCATTCCAGAGGAATTGAAAGAAAAGATTAAGCAAGCCGCAACCGAGAGTGGCCGATCAATTAATGCTGAAGCTCAATACAGGCTTGAGCAAAGCTTTGAATTACCACATTCAATCAATATGGAAAAAGTGCTGCGTTTTATTGATGCTGTTAACGCTCTAGAAAGAATTGAAAAATTGGAAAAGAAATTGGATTCTTTAAAAAAATAAAATAAGTTCAATATAATTCCCACTATATGAAAAAGCACCCTAGGGTGCTTTTATTAAAACTTATTCCACCCACATGCATTATTTTGCTTTCTCATGCCCGCCTTTAGTGCGACAAGGTTGAATTCTTGTAATGAAATCCCGCCATCGCTTGTTTTAAAGAAAATCTTTAGTTTATTTGCCGACTTAATTAGACTAACCAACTCCTCATTCTCGCCAAAATCCTGCCAGTCCTCTTCACTACGGACCTTTATCGGTTGCGCTTCTGTTGTTTTGTCTGTTTCAACAAAAACATAATCTTCACTTGTATAAGACAAGTGTCTTTGTGACCATAAACTTATAGATGTTGTGCCACCCTCACATCCAAGTCTTAAAATAGGATAGATGTATTTAAAACCCTCACCAACTGTTAAGCTAGATGGTGTTGCTGTAGCATGTTTTGCTGAAAAATGATATTCAGCATCCTTATATTTAGGTTCAGGTATTTTGAAGTTTGGGGGTATTAATTCATCCTTGTCATTAAATTTTGGTTGTTGGTTGCAAATTTCAGACCATGCTCTTGGAAATTGTTGATTAGCTATATTGTTTTCATCTTCAAAGAGTACAGTTTTATTATTAAGCACAATATATCTAGTTTTACCAACATACCCACCCATTCGATTCTTTGAGTTAACCTCACCACAAAAACCTTTCTGGTTTGAAAACATGGCGGAGCTTGGATCTATTAAATCCTGCTTAACAATCTCCTCAGAAAATGATTTTACCACCAAGTTAAGTCTTGCCTGCTTCTCCTCCTTGCTTTCACACCCTACCAAACCTAGAACCAAACTCAATAAAACAATCTTTTTCATATCAACCACTACAATGTAATACTTAATAAAGTAAGAGCACTCATGGTATGAGTGCTCTTGTTAATTACCAATCGGCATTAATTTTTTGTTGAGTTTTAATCTTTTCAGCCATTTGATCGGATGATTTATTTAATTCATCCATAATTATTTTAGCTGATGGATAGTCTTCAGTAATAGGTCTATTAGTTTCATTATATCGAACTCCACTAATTACCTGCGCTGGTTTATAGTGAGTAAGATTATCGTAACTCACTTTCATTTTCCCATCTTTTGTATCTACACGCACTGTGAAATCCACTCGATCACCAGCCGTAACAGTCATACAATCAGCAAACCCAGAACAACGGTATGGCATATTACCTTTGCCAATAATTGAACCCGTAGTCTTATCCTCATACTGAATTACTGCATTTGCCGAGCGAAAAGCTGTAGCAAACCATTGACGTGCGCCATCATAAATTTGCCCTTGCTTTAATCCATCTATTTGATAAACCTTTTCAAATTTTACAGGTTCTGATGGTTGCTGAGGTGTGGTAGCACACCCAACTAATCCCAAACTCAATAAACCCGCAGCCAATATTTTTTTCATGAATTTTCACCATTTGTTATAAGTTGTTTTAACTTTAACAAATAGGTTAATAAATGTCACATTAAGAAAAACCACCCGAAGGTGGTTTTTTAAATCAGGCTATGCATGTAAAAGTTTTTCAGCACCAGCAGCCAAGAAAGCCGATCGAGTAGTATATCTCTTACCTTTACCTACATTCTCATCAATTTTACGAATCAAACGGCTTGGTAAAGTAACATTGATTTTTTCTGGTTTACCCAGATAACGACTAACATCAACTTCGGTAACCGCCCAGATCATTCCTTTATATTCAGGATCATCGACAAATTTAACTAGTTCGGAAGCTAATGGGATTTCCTCACCATCTTCAGCCAATATTTCTAAATGGCCTGAAATAGCTTCTTTAACATTCTCAATAGCTTCTTCAAGTGTGTCACCAGCACTAAAACAACCTGGAATATCAGGAACAGTGACACCAAATGCCTCAGTATCTGATCCTCGTTCAATTGCAATTGGATATAACATCTCAACACTCCATGCCCTTGGCATAAACATATCGCCCACTGCGTTATGATTAGTTGTAAGGGATATAGTATTTAAAGTCGGGAAACAGCGGGTCAATTTAGACCCGCTTGTTTCAAAATGCTTTTAACAGTTCCGTTTGGTAAATCCTTTTTAGGATGTGGGATTGTAACTAACCCCTTTTTGGTTGGGTGTTTAAAGTGATGATGACTTCCTGAAACCCTAACCTCATACCAACCATCTGCTTCAATCATTTTGATTAAATCCAGACTTTTCACACCAATCCCTTATTAACTTGATGAGATAATAATAACCCTAGAGTTATTATATGTAAATAACTCTAGGGTTACTTTTTTGAGGACTTGGAATTTATTTTTTTATGGGCTTCATCTAAAAACAAGTTATCCAATGCAAAAATACAGTCATTAAAGATATGAGCAGCTACTGGTAAATCATTATGCTCTGCATAGACATTGATTGCCTGCTGATCTAAAGATAACGGGATGCCCTGCTCATACCGTCTGGATCTGGCAATAGTGCTAAATGCCGAAAGAATGGAATCAGCCGCATAAGAATACTCTGGCGGATCAGGAATACGACCACCTAAGAACTTGATTTGTTCGATTTCGTGCGGCGTTTTCGACGCATACGTTTTTTGGTATTTGTAGAGCTCGATGACTTTCCCAGAATTAAAGCCTTGTCCTTGTCTGCGTCTTCCTGAATCTTCTGGGCCTGTTCTTTAATGAATAGCCAGATTGAAATACCAATATCACCAAGATTAAGAAGCTTTGAGGCATTCTCAGGTGTATAGGGCTTTTCAGATTCAACCGTTTTACCGTCTACGATTTCGGCAAATACCACACCTTTCCAGTCTTCGATTAAGTGGGCGGCGCATGCATCCATTAACAACTCGTGATAAAGCTTGGCATCTTCATCTTTGACCATTACATCGTAGCCTTTAGACGAGATCTGGTTTCCTGCTCGTTCAATAGCTACCTGAAAGGGTTTATATGCGATACCACGGACTTTGAACTCAGCCTGTACCTCTCCATCAGCATCCTTGTATTCACACCATTTTGATACGTCCGAGCTTTTAATAATTCCGACTTTTAAAGCCATAGCAACCTCTAATTTTTAGAAATAAAAAAGCCCATGGGATTCCATAGGCTTTGTTACTGAATAAGTTGATTACACAAGAGCGCGTACAATTGTTGGCGCTGTACGAACTTGGGCAAAGTTGATATCTAAAGTAATGATGTCGTCACCCCCGCCATCTGGGTGATTGGCTTCCATCACTTCTAATTGAGGGAAGTTAAACGAGTATTTACTGCCTTTGCTGTCTCTAATATCAAAGGTCAGTGTAAATACATCACGGGTTTTAATGGCATCAATCCACCCTGCCGCAGTTGCCGAGAACATGAAGGAAGCATTTGCTTCGATATCCATCATCTTTTCAATGTAGAACTCTGGTGTGTACTTGCCTGAGCCGATACAACGGATTGCTTCAAGATTGTTATTAATTGAAAGCGTAAGAGACTGCAAACACGCTTTACCTTGAATCGTCTGTCCATTTACCAGTAAGTTTTCCACGTTTGGCATGCTGACCAGTGGACGGGTTGTTGCAGCTATAGGATTAGTGACAGGATTGACTTGCTGACGTGTAAATGAGCTACCTACCAGTCCAAAATTACCAGTGATTTTCCCAGTTGTTTGAATGGTGATTTCACCGGTATTCACCTGTACACCACGGTAAATAAATACCTGACCGATATCTTCAAATACTTTGACCAGTGTTAAAGATTTACGTACGGTACCGCCAAAGCTTAAAGCATTTGCTGCCCAGTTATTAAAGGCTAAAGCACTTAAGAATAAGTCAAATGTTCCAAGAGATAGTTCAAACTCTAACTGGCCTGTTACCTCTGCTTCAGTAACCACACCACCTTGTCGAAAACGTGAATCTACTACTTCACTGCTTTCTTCAGTTGAGACGTTTTCAGATAAACCATCACTGACACGGCGAACCGTGTACCAGATCGGGTTTGCCGGAGTTGTTCCCAGCACCGCTTCTTCACAAGCATATAATCGAATTTTTGCGCCTGAACTCATTTATAGTTCTCCAAAATTTAGGCATAAAAAACCCGCTTCATCAGCGGGCAGTTATAAAAGATGGGCGTAAAAAAACCCGCTAAATTTGCGGGTTTTTAATGTGTTGCATCTGTGTCGGAGATCACTGGCGGTTCCACACCATTCAAGGCTGCAGCTACTGCCTGAGATAAGTTAGTAGGCTGGAACTCCAATGGTGTTTCACTCAACGGTTCTTCAGGCTCTGGTTCGGGTTCTTCATGCAATCGAATATCAATCCAGCGAGTTTCTGGAATATCTACAGGATTATCGAAATCAGGAATAATTGAGGCTGTTTCGATATCAAATTTTTTCTTGTAGGTTTTTACTGCAATATCCCCATCTTCATGCTGCTCATAAGACACAGCAACAAGAACATTACCGTTTGCATCTTTAGGCATTTCAATGTACCAGCCCTCTTTAGCAAATCCCAGAGAACCTTTAATCAGGTAGTCACCTGTACCTAACTTTTCAAAGTTAATCGGCTGTTTTGAGGCATCTTCATTGAGTTCAAGTGAATCAGCAAATAGTCTTGCAATCGGTGAAGCTGCCTTGTAAACCCCGTTCGAATCAACAGTGAACCCCTTGGAGCGAAGTTCGCCAGAAGTCTCAACAGTAACCAATTTGCCGCTGGTCGCGCTGTTATTGGTCGTATAAACGATATTGTTCTTGCTCGTATAAACGATTTGCTCTGCTTTACTTAAGGTGTCAGTGGATGGCACATAATTCCATGCAATTACAGCCATACAATTGGCGCGTGTTGAGGTGTAATATGGTAAAAATAACTCCGTACCTGTAAATTCTCCACGAGTAACCACGATAGAAGGTGCATAAGCAGCTATATAGGGATTTGTATAAATACTAGTGGGTGCATTCTTAAAACGAGTCTTTTGTCTCCCTGCTTTATAACCAGCATCAATATCATTTCCGGCTTCTGAAGTTGGAGATCCACCATAACCTAAGTTAGATAAACCATAAGAACCATAAGCTGCTACATTACCGCTTTCTACTCCAACACCTCTTGTTGCCGCTGTACCTAAGCCCGTAACTTGAGTCCAGTCTGGAGTGAGGTTTGGAATGCCCGAAGCAAAAGGCAGCATAAATTGCCGCTTACCTTGAGATGAGTTATAAACAAAAGGTCGGTGGTCCCAACTAAATCTAAATAAAAGATTTGCCATTATGCAGTCACCCCGTCAATTACCTGAAAAGTCAAAGTTTCTGTATGCTGAGTAGTACCGCTCACCACAGCTTTGATATCCATCTGACACAGACCCAAAGGCCACGCTGCAGTACTTGCCTCTGATTTCACATTCAGCCACCCCTTTTGAGTACTCTGATTTAATACTGCACAAGTCAAGGTTGCTACAGCGGTTCCATCCAAAGTTTTAACTTGAGAAGTAAAGGTATATCCCGTTAAATCAATCGCTCGACGCACATCATTGGCTGGATATTGCAGCGCGTCATCCATATCAACGAGCTGCAAATTTAAGTTGAATGTGTCACCACGCTTAAAAACAAAATTGCTCATAAGTGATTCCTATAGACATAAAAAAACCACCGATGAGGTGGTAGTGAATAAGGCATAAAAAAACCGCTTCTTAGCGGTCATTTAATTAAAGTAATTTAAGGTTTGTAATCTAAATCAACACTTACTCCAGTAACTACATTATGTTTAGTTCCACCAAGACTATTCACATTGGCCAAACGTATATTCACATCGGAAACACATAGCTTGTTTTCGCTTTGCCACTTCTTCAGTTCAACAGACATAACATCTTCAAGATGTCTTTCCAGTTCTTGCCGTTTAATTTCGATTTCTTCTAAAGTCAGCATACATGACATATCAATTCACCTTAAACCCAATGCTCACATTATACTGAATGAAATCAGCATCTTTACCCGCATAAATAGATTGGCCATTCAAACATTCTAAGTGTTCGATTATGAAATATTTGGCCAATGTGAATAGTCTTGGTGGAACTAAACATAATGTAGTTACTGGAGTAAGTGTTGATTTAGATTACAAACCTTAAATTACTTTAATTAAATGACCGCTAAGAAGCGGTTTTTTTATGCCTTATTCACTACCACCTCATCGGTGGTTTTTTTATGTCTATAGGAATCACTTATGAGCAATTTTGTTTTTAAGCGTGGTGACACATTCAACTTAAATTTGCAGCTCGTTGATATGGATGACGCGCTGCAATATCCAGCCAATGATGTGCGTCGAGCGATTGATTTAACGGGATATACCTTTACTTCTCAAGTTAAAACTTTGGATGGAACCGCTGTAGCAACCTTGACTTGTGCAGTATTAAATCAGAGTACTCAAAAGGGGTGGCTGAATGTGAAATCAGAGGCAAGTACTGCAGCGTGGCCTTTGGGTCTGTGTCAGATGGATATCAAAGCTGTGGTGAGCGGTACTACTCAGCATACAGAAACTTTGACTTTTCAGGTAATTGACGGGGTGACTGCATAATGGCAAATCTTTTATTTAGATTTAGTTGGGACCACCGACCTTTTGTTTATAACTCATCTCAAGGTAAGCGGCAATTTATGCTGCCTTTTGCTTCGGGCATTCCAAACCTCACTCCAGACTGGACTCAAGTTACGGGCTTAGGTACAGCGGCAACAAGAGGTGTTGGAGTAGAAAGCGGTAATGTAGCAGCTTATGGTTCTTATGGTTTATCTAACTTAGGTTATGGTGGATCTCCAACTTCAGAAGCCGGAAATGATATTGATGCTGGTTATAAAGCAGGGAGACAAAAGACTCGTTTTAAGAATGCACCCACTAGTATTTATACAAATCCCTATATAGCTGCTTATGCACCTTCTATCGTGGTTACTCGTGGAGAATTTACAGGTACGGAGTTATTTTTACCATATTACACCTCAACACGCGCCAATTGTATGGCTGTAATTGCATGGAATTATGTGCCATCCACTGACACCTTAAGTAAAGCAGAGCAAATCGTTTATACGAGCAAGAACAATATCGTTTATACGACCAATAACAGCGCGACCAGCGGCAAATTGGTTACTGTTGAGACTTCTGGCGAACTTCGCTCCAAGGGGTTCACTGTTGATTCGAACGGGGTTTACAAGGCAGCTTCACCGATTGCAAGACTATTTGCTGATTCACTTGAACTCAATGAAGATGCCTCAAAACAGCCGATTAACTTTGAAAAGTTAGGTACAGGTGACTACCTGATTAAAGGTTCTCTGGGATTTGCTAAAGAGGGCTGGTACATTGAAATGCCTAAAGATGCAAACGGTAATGTTCTTGTTGCTGTGTCTTATGAGCAGCATGAAGATGGGGATATTGCAGTAAAAACCTACAAGAAAAAATTTGATATCGAAACAGCCTCAATTATTCCTGATTTCGATAATCCTGTAGATATTCCAGAAACTCGCTGGATTGATATTCGATTGCATGAAGAACCCGAACCAGAGCCTGAAGAACCGTTGAGTGAAACACCATTGGAGTTCCAGCCTACTAACTTATCTCAGGCAGTAGCTGCAGCCTTGAATGGTGTGGAACCGCCAGTGATCTCCGACACAGATGCAACACATTAAAAACCCGCAAATTTAGCGGGTTTTTTTACGCCCATCTTTTATAACTGCCCGCTGATGAAGCGGGTTTTTTATGCCTAAATTTTGGAGAACTATAAATGAGTTCAGGCGCAAAAATTCGATTATATGCTTGTGAAGAAGCGGTGCTGGGAACAACTCCGGCAAACCCGATCTGGTACACGGTTCGCCGTGTCAGTGATGGTTTATCTGAAAACGTCTCAACTGAAGAAAGCAGTGAAGTAGTAGATTCACGTTTTCGACAAGGTGGTGTGGTTACTGAAGCAGAGGTAACAGGCCAGTTAGAGTTTGAACTATCTCTTGGAACATTTGACTTATTCTTAAGTGCTTTAGCCTTTAATAACTGGGCAGCAAATGCTTTAAGCTTTGGCGGTACCGTACGTAAATCTTTAACACTGGTCAAAGTATTTGAAGATATCGGTCAGGTATTTATTTACCGTGGTGTACAGGTGAATACCGGTGAAATCACCATTCAAACAACTGGGAAAATCACTGGTAATTTTGGACTGGAGCATTTGCTTCGATATCCATCATCTTTTCAATGTAGAACTCTGGTGTGTATTTGCCTGAGCCGATACAACGGATTGCTTCAAGGTTGTTATTAATTGAAAGCGTAAGCGATTGCATGCACGCTTTACCTTGAATTGATTGACCATTAATAAGCAAGTTTTCCACGTTTGGCATACTGACAAGCGGACGAGTCGAAGCTGCAACCGGATTCACTACAGGGTTCGTTTGCTGACGAGTAAACGAGCTACCTACTAAACCAAAGTTACCAGTGATCTTCCCGGTTGTTTGAATGGTAATTTCACCGGTATTTACCTGCACACCACGGTAGATAAACACCTGCCCAATATCTTCAAAAACTTTAACCAGCGTTAAAGACTTACGTACATTACCGCCAATGGTTAAGCTATTCGTTGCCCAGTTATTAAATGCTAAAGCACTTAAGAATAAATCAAAGGTACCAAGTGACAATTCAAACTCTAACTGACCAGCAACTTCCGCTTCAGTAACTACCCCACCTTGTCGAAAACGTGAATCAACCACTTCACTGCTTTCTTCAGTAGAAACATTTTCAGATAAACCATCACTTACACGGCGAACTGTGTACCAGATCGGGTTTGCTGGAGTTCTTCCTAAAACTGCTTCTTCACAAGCATATAATCGAATTTTTGCGCCTGAACTCATTTATGGTTCTCCAAAATTTAGGCAATAAAAAACCCGCTAAAATAGCGGGTTATTAAAGTGTTTCGTCTGTGTCTGAGATTTCTGGCGGTTCCACGCCATTCATGGCTGCAGCAACTGCCTCGGATAAGTTTGTAGGTTGGAAATCAAAAGGTGTTTCAGTTGTAGGCGGCTCAGGCTCTGGTTCAGGCTCTTCATGCAAGCGAATGTCAATCCAACGACCTTCAGGAATATCTGTTGGTATTTCCAAGTCTGCAACTACAGCAGCAAGTTCAAAATCAAACTTACGTTTGTAAGTCTTGATGGATAGATCACCATTTTCTAAGGTGTCATACACTACAGCGACAATTGTGTTGCCGTTTGCGTCTTTAGGTACTTCGATATACCAACCTTCTTGAGCAAAGCCTAAAGAGCCTTTAAGTAAATAGTCGCCTACATCGACTTTCTTAAATTCAATAGGCTGCTTTTCTGCATCACTATTTAGCTCAATATGATCCTTAAATAACTTAACTACAGGTGATGCTGATTTTAAGAACCCATTCCCATCGACTGATGTATTAAAACTAGTTTTCAAGTGCCCCCAAGCAGTCCACGAATCAGCCCCAGCACCATATCGATAGGAAAGCTGCCCACCTAAAATTGGCTTAAAAATTTGCCAAGAATATGTGCCATATGAGTTTGATCCCAAATAAGACATTAAAGATCCATAGCGGTTAGGCATATTCAAAGGATTATTAGCATTTCCTCCCTGCCAGTCACCGTTAGATATAAACGAAAACCTGTTATCTCCAAGAATTGCAACCCACTGAGGAATTGAAACTTTGTCATATAACTCACTGATTTTACCTCCCGAAAATCCAAGCACGCCGAGATTACCAAGCCCCAAACCTAAACAAACACCAGCGACGGAATTTGCCCCTGTTCCACCCTGCGCGATTGAAAGTGCCGTTGTTAATCCTTTTAGCTCTGTAATGTCACTATTCACCCCTTTTTTTGCTGCTCCGAGATTATTTCGAGCATCTAGTGCAGTTGTCGCCCCAGTACCACCTTGAGAGACTGCAGCAGTACCTTGGACCTGCGAAAAGTTTGGTGCCAGATTAGGAATGCCTGAAGCGAATGGCAGCATGAATTGCCGTTTTCCCTGAGCCGAGTTATACGGGAATGGCCGATGATCCCAATTAAATTTAAATACTAGATTTGCCATTATGCTGTTACCCCGTCAATCACTTGGAAAGTCAAAGTTTCAGTGTGCTGCGTAGTACCACTAACTACAGCTTTAATATCCATCTGACACAGCCCTAAAGGCCAAGTTGCAGTGCTTGCACTAGATTTAATATTCAGCCATCCCTTCTGTGTACTTTGCTTTAATGCAGCACAAGTCAAGGTAGCTACAGCTGCTCCATCAGCCAAAGCTTTAACCTGTGAAGTGAAGGTATAACCTGTAAGATCAATTGCACGACGAACATCATCCGGTGGATACTGCAGGGTTTCATCCATATCAACCAGCTGCAAATTCAAGTTGAATGTGTCACCACGCTTAAAAACGAAATTGCTCATAAGTGATTCCTATAGACATAAAAAAACCACCGATGAGGTGGTAGTGAAAGATTGGTTTGTTATGTGCTTTAGTTAACTAAAAAACTTATTGATACATTGTATTGAATGAAGTCAGCATCTTTACCCGCATAAATAGATTGGCCATTCAAACATTCTAAGTGTTCGATTGTGAAATATTCAAAATGAGCAAGTAATGCATCACTCAATTTTGTGATTTCAATTATTCCTGAATTGGGACGTGCAAAGCATTGAATCATGATATTACCGGTACGGCGAGTACATGGCTTATCTGCAATGCCAGAAGTAAAACTGGGACCACCTGCAATCGTTAAGCGGCACCAAACACCATCTTTAGGTACATTAAAGCCTGGTAAATTTGGATACTGGATTCTGTCTTGCGTAATACCGGTAAAAGCTTGCATACGATCGATAATAGCTTGCCTTGTCTGCTCTAAAGTCATTGCCATTTTAGCCGCCATACTTCTGAGAAATAAAGGTAAAGGTGATGTTGTAAATTCCTTGTGGTGCTTGATCAGACCACCCATTTTCTAAGCGGGGTGCATAAGGCTGGTTGTTCTGGATATAAACTAAATTGCCCAACTTAAACTTCACAGCTTGAATAGCTGCATCCTGAATAGCATTTGTTTCAGGTCCACGGACACCATAATCACCAGATCCAATTGAAACGATATGCGAAGCACGATAAGCGCCAGTATCAACAGGACTTGAAACGACCAAAGACTGAACAGCATCCATTGTAATTTTCTTTACTTTTTCCTCTGCCATTTTAGCCACATCAAAACTAAAATCAGTTGGCCTTTTCCCCTTCCATCCCATGATTTACCTCATTAGCTTCGAACATTTCAAATAGGTCTTGAGCGATTGCCTGAATTGAATAAGCTTCAAATTCCACACTAGGCTCTCGCTCACCCATTCTCCGTTTTACTATTTGCCAGATATGAACAGCTTCATGTAAAAGCAATCCATAAACTTGAATTTGGTCTTTATCCGCCGTATCACCAATTTGGACGATTGCATATGCGCCATCAGAAAAAGTACTAACCTGTGCATCCGCTCCCATATCCAAAAATTGATCAGCTTCATCCATATCTTCAAATAACAAATCCATGTGAAGCTGATTTCTAGCAAGCGTGTATTGCACATGCTGAAAAGGTGTGATGTACCACTCTGGAACATATTCGGTATTAACCATTTTAGCCCCTACACTTTTCGAAGCTGACATTTCCAGCTTGCACTGATTGGATCTTGTTTGATATGCATGATGCGATATGTACCTTGCGCCGTACTCCATTCGTCATCAATCATCGGCTCTTTGGTAACTTCATTCTGCAGCACAGTTGCCTTTTTATCTGTGGCCAGTACTCCGAGAGTTTGTATTTCATATTGATTGTATGAGCCAAACAGAACGCCACGCCCCTCATAATGCTCAATGACATTTTCAGAGGTGTTTGTTTTAGGGTTCCAGTTGGTACTAACAACCCTGTCACATGTAAATGTTTGGACCGCATCCGCCAGATCCTCATTAAATGCTTCAGCAATATCTGCCTGAATTTCGTCACGTAAGCCCATATCATGCCCTGTAAAGTGGTATGCCAAAGCCATTAAAACTTGCATTTGGATCTTTCAATTCAAGTGAATCAATAAAATCAATTGCTATCTGTTCAAAGCTAGAGATTGCTTCAGATCCGTCCTGATATTCTTTTTCTGACTCAACAGAATCAGCTTTAACTTTCTTACGTTTCAACTGCTGGTCTTTGCCGTTATAAATTACTTTGGCCAGAATTCCTTTGATAATTTCACAAGCCGCGTCTTTAAGAAGTGGATCAATAGGATCTGGTACAAAACCTATTCTGTTTTTC